AATATAACGAACAGAAGCACTCTTGGGAATGGCCTCAGTATAATTCCTACCAAGACTTTGGTCATGTTCAACACAGTTCAGATATAACTCAATATGATTCATCACAATACAACTATTGTGGATTTGATGAGCTTACGCACTTTGATGCTTATCCTTATCACTATATGGTTGGTAGCCGCGTTCGTCCATCTTCTAGCTTTAATATCGCAATAGTTAGAAATGGCTCAAATCCAGGTGGGATAGGACAAACATTTGTATATAATCGTTTCGTCAGACCATGCGAAGATGGTAGAAAACTTATACGGGATACTAGTACAAATCTTTTGCGGATATTTATTCCTGCTAAAGCGGAGGATAATCCTTATGGAATGGAATATGATCCATCCTATGTCAAGAAGTTAGAAATTCTAAGGGTTGTAAGTGAAGCAGAATATAGAGCAAAGAGATATGGAGACTGGCATGCCTATAAAGGATCAGTCTTCACAACTTTTAGACCGATGCACTTCCCTAGTGAACCAGATAACGCATTGCATGTTATTAAACGATTCCAAATTCCAGAATGGTGGCCAAAAATATTGTCTATTGACTGGGGAAAGCGAGCGATGTGTTATGCAATGTGGGGAGCCATTTCACCAAGTCATAGAGTTTACATTTATAGAGAACGGAGTTGGTATGGTAGAGATATCCCATATTGGGCATCAGAAATAAGATCCATTCATGATGATAATGATGAAATTCCAGTTCACACCGTGTTATGTGGAAGTGCTTGGCAAAATAGAGGTGGAGAACTTATTTGCGATGAATTTCAGAAGTATTCTGATTTAGTTCCTAATTCTTCAGAAAATACACCAGGCAGCCGAATTGCAGGTTTACAGTTAATTCACGATTTTCTGAGATGGGAGAAGAAAATAACTCTCATATCTAAAGAGAAATTTTATGATTCGGTAAAAGCACAGGAGATTTATAGGAAATATGGAGCAGTAGCTCTTGATAATTATAAGAGACAGTTTCTTGATGAACCGGAAGAAAATGACTTACCAATATTGCAAATCTTTGAAGAATGTAAGACTTTGATTGACACGATTCCAATGTGTATATATGACGATAAGCGTGTCGAGGACATAGCTGAATTTGATGGTGATGATCCAATAGATTGTCTTAGATATTTCTGTAAGGCTTCTAGAAAGTTTCTTGATGGTGAAGTTGGTAATCTTTCATATGCGGAGAAGGTTCAGAATATTTTATCTATCCGTGAAGCTGACATGACGTCATTTTATCGACAAATGGAATTTATAGAAAGACAAAATCAAGCGACGCTTCAAGATTGCGTTCCAACAAGTCGCAGAAATCGTAGGAGATTTCATTGATTAGGCTTCTTCTTCGTTTGTTGAGAATTAAAGATTTTGATATCTGTGCATCCTGTGCAACTCTCAAGGAACAATTAATTTTCGAGAGAGAGGAAAAAAGACAGCTTACTGAAACATTGATAAACATTGTATCTCCCAAGGCTGTCATAGCGGCTCCACAGGAAATTCAACCTATTGCGGTCTCAGCATCAACTTTTACTCGTAAAAGAGCTATTCTAGAAGCTAGAGATAGAGAAGAAGCTCGTATACGCTCTCAATCATCCGTTTTAGGTAAACCAGATAATTCTGATAAGAAAAGTATATTTGGGCAATCTATTAATCAATTTACTGATATAGAACAACTAGAAAAAGAACTCGGCGTCGGAAAGGAAAACTAATGGCGAATGCCGCTCCGGCTACATTAACTATAACAGGAACTATAGGACCTGGACAGTCTGTTTCGGCATTAAAATTTACTGATGTTAATGACATTGAATTTGATTTTTTCCATAATATTATTAAAGTGGTTCGTCAGGGATCAGGTGGAACTCAAATTTATGATTACTCTGCTATAAATACTGTTACATTTGGTATTAGCACTGGTATTACTACTATGACAGTTTCAACCTAATGGCTAACGTACCATTAATTACTACATTAGTTAGAATTACTGTAAAAGATATTAATGGTAATAGTGTAGCTAAACAATTTAATCAGGTCTCATCTATGAGTTTTGATTATAATAAAGGCATGGTTAACATCGTAGATGTCACTGGTTCATTCTATTTTACTGCTATAACATTGTCATCTTTAGCATATACTATTGTTCCTAATCCAGCCGGATCACACACTGTTGTGATGTCTTAATATGGCAGTTTATAAAAGTTCTAGCTTAGTAGCATCTGATGCTCATGAGCTTCCTAGACATGATGGTAGCGGGTTTGTAAAAAATGGATTATTTAGACATAGTAAACAACATATGGTTGAGAAGAAGATGTTTGGTCGTCGAATGGGAAGACATGGTAAAGATTTTCAAATTGGTAAGAAGTTTAAATCTAAAAAAGCTAAAGATGTCAATATGAGTATGAAAGGAATGAGTTCTCACAGTATTGGACCATCAACAGAAGAATTCGATGACATGCTTAAATCATCTGTAACTCATAATCCTAGAAAAAAGAAGAGTTCAATAAGTAAGAAGTTTTTTGGGTGAGGTATGGAAAATAAGAAAATTACTGTTATGTTTGGCGATAAGACAGCTCGTGAACGTGTGATTCTAACTGCTCATGACTGGCAAATGGAACATAAAGAGGAGAATTCTCCAGTGCCAACTGAAGAGTATGCTATAATAAGTAGTTTATTGGGACTCATACCATATGAAGAATTAAATTCTTGCCTACTTAAGTGGAGAATTGATAAATAAATCATGCCAGCAGTATCAGGGAAGCAATATCGATTTATGGCAATGATTGCCCATGGTGGTAAGCCATATAAAGGAGTTGGTCCATCACCGGAAGTAGCTGAGGAATTTGTTCATAAGACTCCGGCTAAGAAGCGTTCTCTTTTTTCTAGAAAGAAGAAGAGATGATTTAAATGTATAGCGAAGACAAAGAATTAGATGATGAAATTTGTTCGTTGCTGAAGAGTGTGGCAACACACTTTGATAATGAAGATAGAGTGACTAGAGAAAGACAGATCCGTCATTGGCGTCGTCTTAAGATGTATTGGAACAATTTTTCTCAGGTTTATTGGAGTGAGGTTGCACATGATTATCGTATCTATAATAGAGATATCAATGCTACTGATACAGATCAAGACTATTACGATAGACCAGTTAATGTTTTTAAAGCCTTCCTAGAAACTATCATAGCCGCTCTAAGCATCCAAATTCCAGCTATTAGCTGTGTCCCAGATGATGCTGAAAATCCACTTGATTTATTAACGGCTAAAGCTGGAGATAAAATTGCAGAATTAATTTATAAACATAATGATGTTTTGTATTTGTGGCTTCACGCTTTATATATTTATTGTACAGAAGGTATGATTGCATGTTATTCTTATCCTAAAGCTGATAAGAAGTATGGAGAATATAATAAACCTAAAGTCAAAAATGAGGAAGTAGATACTTATGTCTGTCCAGAGTGTAAAGCTCAAATTCCTGATGAGACATTTTCAGCAAATGAGGAAAATGAGTTTCAACCTGATGATGATGATGTAGACGTAAAAAATGCCTTAGAGAAGGGACCAATTTGCTTCGAGTGTGGTGCTAAATTAGATCCCAACTTACAAAAAAGTAAGTTAATCATTCCGCGCTTTAAAGGTTCGACTAAAGAAGCGAAGTCAAGAGTTTGTTTAGAAGTATACGGTGGGTTATATATTAAAGTTGCCAATTATGCTAAGAAGCAAGAAGATACTCCATATTTGAAGTTTAGTCATGAAACTCATTTTGCTAATGCGCTAGAGTGTTATCCGAGTCTAAAAGATAAAATTCCACATGGCGGATGGTCGAATACTGGAGTTAATGATCCGTATGAACAATATGGCAGATTAAATACCCAATATAGAGGTGAGTTTCCAGATGAAAATGTAACTGTTAATATGTGGTGGTTTCGGCAAGCGTCATTCAACGTTCTCACAGATGAACAGTGTAAGAAACTAAGGAAACGATTTCCAGATGGTGTAAAATTTGTTCAGGTGAATGATGTTCCGGCTGAGTACGAGAATGAATCATTAGATGATTGTTGGACGTTGACTCAAAATCCAATGTCTGACTATTTAAATCATGATCCACTAGGAGAAGTATTAACTAACATTCAAGATATTGTAAATGATCTTATCTCTTTGACTGTTCAAACTATAGAACAAGGTATAGCTCAAACCTTTGCTGATCCAGCTGTTGTTAATTTTGCTGCTCAGAAACAAATAGAAGCCCAACCAGGAACATTGACTCCCACTAAACCAGTTGCTGGTTCTAGAAGTATCGGGGAGTCATTTTATACAATAAAACAAGCCGCCCTGGCCCCAGAAGTCATACAGTTTTATGAAATCATTCAGCAACTAGGTCAATTTGTTTCTGGTGCATTGCCATCTATATTTGGTGGTTCTCAAGATTCAGGTAGTTCTCGGACCGCTTCTGAATATGCGATGTCTAAAGGCATGGCTTTACAGAGATTACAAACTCCTTGGAGAATGATGAATATATGGTGGAAATCTATATTTTCCAAAGTTATTCCAATGTTTATGAAGTGTATGGTTGAAGACGAAAGAATAGTCGAGAAGGATGAACAGGGTAACTTCATTAATGTTTTTATTAGGAAGGCTGAAGTTGATGGTAAAATTGGCTCTATTGAATTAGAACCGGATGACCGTTTGCCTGTAACTGATGAACAACAAGCTGATATGATTATGCAATTATTTCAATTAAATAATGCTGAAATAACACAAGCATTAATGGATCCAGACAACCTGCCGTATATTGCTAAAGTTGTTAAAATTCCATCTTTCAAGTTGCCTGGAGCAGATGATAGACAGAAACAGTATGAGGAAATTGTAGAGCTGGTCAATTCGGCTCCGATTCCTCCATCGCAACAAGATATTTTAATTGCTCAACAAAATAATCAACCTACACCACAAGAACAATCATCAATTCAAGTTGATGTTGATGTTGATAATCATCAGGTCGAAGCATCAATTTGTAAGTCTTGGCTTATATCAAGTGCTGGAAGACAGGCAAAGCAAGAGAATCCTAATGGGTATAAAAATGTATTATTACATATGAAGGCACATATGACTGAAGTACAGAAAAGCATACAAGCTCAGATGCTGCGTGATGATCAAATAGCCTTAGCAACTGGTAAAACAAAAAAGACCTCGGACTCTCAGATGAGAGGAATAATTCTTCCTAAAAAGAAGCAGTCTGAAAAAGTAAATGGAGCCGGAAATGCCAGAACTCCCATCCAATAGTGCTGTAGCAAATAGACCAATTGGAAAACAATCTGCTGATGAAGTCAATGAGCTATTTAGAGAGCTAGATAAAGAAAAACCAGAAATATCTGTTAAACCTGAAGAAAAAGAAGAATCTGAAGAAAAAAAGGATGACGAACTTGAATTAGTTGAGCCTGAAGAAGAAATTGAAAAGCTTGATTTAAGAGATGAAGAAGAAGACTTGGAGATAGATGCTCCTCCTAGAAAAAAAGAAATTCTTAAAGAGTATCCAGATGTCTTTAAGAAATTTCCATTTCTTGAGAAGATGCTTTACAGGGATAAACAATACACTGAGTTATTCGGTTCATTTGATGATGCTAAAGAAATTGCTGAAAAAGCTGAAATATTTAATGAATTTGAGTCTGAGCTTTTATCTGGAAACACTGAGCGTATTCTACGTGAAGTGAAGGAGACTGATGATAAAGCTTTCAATCTCATCGTTGATGATTATCTTTCAACTTTAGCTAAGGTTGATAAGGATGCTTATTGGCATGTTACTGGAAATTTAAATAAAAGATTAATTATGGAAATGATTCAGGAAGCTAATAGTACTGATAATGAAGATTTAAAGCAAGCCGCTCTGCTCGTCAATCAGTTCGTGTTTGGAACGGCTAAATTTACACCACCTACTCGAATAATAGAAAAATCTGAAGAGACTGATAATGCTAAGCGTGAGATTGAAAATGAA